AAAAGTGCATGATATTTCTCAGCCTAAGGTGATGGAGTATGTGTTTATGACGTACGGATCGGCGATCCCCGGGGTGCCATTAGCTCCTGGGAAACCCGTTGGTGGAAAGCTTTTCGACCCAGACGAGGTGCCGTTGGGAGTGTATAAGGCTATGTGCCGTGAGCGCATGGGATTCCACACAGATTTGCATCAAATGTTGGCAAGGGGCGAGGAGTTTGATCCGCTAGGGTTTCCCCTACAATGGCAGCGTGAGATGGCAGAAGAGGTGTTAGCAGAGAGTGAGTGAGTACTACGCTACGGCTAAGGCATTAAAGGCAAAGGGTGAGGGTGATAGCGCAATGTTGGACAAGTTGCTTTCGTATCCGGCAACCCATGGTCATGCTATCAGCGTTGCTTGTCAACTGTTACCCGTTGTAGACCAGTGCTGGAGTGTGTTTCGTGAGCGTCATGAGTTAGACGCAGGTCAGCGGAACCGTTTTTGCGAGCAGGGTTTTACAGCGTTGATCAGTGAGTTAGACCGTCAGGCACCTAAGCGTTTCCCTTACCAGGAGAAGCGTTGGTGGCAGGAGTTATCTCGGTACTTATGTGGTGATGGTGATCCTATTGTATTGGGTGCAGCTAAGGAGAACCGTTGGCAGCCACTTCGTCAGCGTGTAGCCTCAGTTCCATTGGAGGCAATGCAGCGTGAGTTGGAGTTAGTTAGTTATACTGAGAGCAGTAGTGAGGAGCGTTTAGAGCCTTTAATCCAGGAGTTACAGATGAAGGCGTTGCAGGCGATTCGTGATGATGAGGTTCAGGGTCGTGATGCGGTGAAGACGTTTACGGATATGGTGAAGCTTCAGGCGCAGTTGAAGGGTGAGTTGAAGGAGAAGGTGGACATAGAGATCAGTCCTGGACAGGCATACAAGGAGTTGTTGTTGAACCCGGGTCGTTTTCATGCAGAGGTATTGGAGGGTGACGAGCCCCCGAGGTTGATAGGATGATGGGTGACGAGTCAATATTCATAGGTATAAAGGACGGGGAGATGCAGATAACGATTCCGGGGCATGTATCGGTAGAGATCCAGGAGGACATGATCAAGGTGAATCCTAGTGACACAGTGGTTTCCATCCGTAATGAGTCCTTGGACGAGTTGGCAAGAGAGGAGAACGAAGAGAATGGATAGAGCGAGAGGGTTCTTAGGCTTCAGTTTATTACCGGAGATTTATCCAGTTTCAATTCATGTGGTTTATTCAGATGATGAGGAGAGGATTGGGAAGTTTTTCAGCAAGGCTGTTGGGGAGGATGAGTTAGTGCGTCAACCTTGTGATATAACAGTGAGACCAGATGCATTGGTGTCATCTTACGGCGAGCATATATTAATGGAGTTTCGTCCAGATGAAAAGCGTGGTGGTGCTGCATTGGCTGCATTAGTTGCACACGAGGCGGTGCATGCGAGCTGGCGGTTAGAGCGAATAGTAGGTGATTGTTTTGATATGAACATCCAGGAGCCCCAATGTTACTTCGTTCAATACTTAGTTGGGGAGATTACGAATCGTATATGGGAGCATCTAGAGAAAAGGAAGAAGAATGGAAAAAGAAATAAGAGATAAGGTGGCGATACAGGAGATGATAAGGAGGGTTTGGGATGAGGCTTTTAAGGAAGGAAAACGGGCGGCTCGCGAGGAAATAACTCACGACAGGTTGGTAAACCAGTATATTAAGGAATTAATTCAAGAGGTTGTAGAGAATGGATAGAGTAAGAGAGTTAATGGGTCGTTACATGGATCGTATGGACGACGAAGCGGTTAAGGGGTTGGTTTACGAAATGTACTTGGAGTTAGGGGTGAGCTTTTTCGACCATCAAGTTCATAGTAGACAAGCGGAAATTAGTCACCTTCATCCAGAGGAGTTGCGAGACCTTTACTGGGCGCTAACCAAGGATATCGGTGAGTCATGTCGAGGAGGGATGTGCCTGTCTACTTGGCAGGTAATAGAGAGAGCGGCTGTGTCGTACACGTTAGGCGGAGTTGTACCAGAGAAGGAGCGTCCATGGTGGAAGGTATGGTAGAGGTAAGTCGTGAGGAGTTTCTAAACGCGAGTAGTCGTTTACGTGGCAGGTATAAGGGCAGTCGTACAGCGAGGACTGAGCCAGTGCTGATGCGTAACTGGAAGGTATTTGAGACATTACAATCGAAGAGCGGTTTAGTGTTGGCTCAGGTGGAGTATACGTTTCCTAGTCAGGGAGTGGCACAGGAGGCGCATGATGAGATGCATCATGTGCAGCTGGCTAGTAGTGTGAAGTATGTGGTCAAGGACGCAGCCGATGACCAGAGTTAGTAGATGGCTGTAATAAGGAGAATAAGATGGAGACAGTAGATTTTGGTACAGTTCTTAATGAGCTTAAGAACTATAGTGCAACGGCATATAGAAAAGGATGGAACGGTAAAGGAATTTACATTATGTTGCAGGTTCCTGATGAACATAGCAAAATGACATTACCTTATATTTATATCGTGACGAACGATTTAGAGGGGGATAATCCAGATGCCCCTAAAGGATGCGTCCCTTGGCTTGCGAGTCAAACGGACATGTTAGCAGAGGACTGGATAATTAGATCAGCGCAATCAAATATAAAAGGAGAATAAGATGGCGAGAATAGTACGTAAAGCATTGGAGATAGATATGGAGAAGGTAAAAGAGATAGTACCTCCTTCAGAGATAGAGGGTTATATAATCATGGGCGGTCATTGTAACGCAAATGAGTTGACTTTAGATCTAATGCAGTTAGAGAAGAAGGAAGAGATCGAGGCGCTACAAGCAGAGCAACCTAGTGCGGAATCCTAATTGGACAGATGAAGAGGTAACGCCCGAGTTTGTCATTGCTAAGTTTCAGCAGTGGCGTAAGGACCCATGGCGTTTCTACACGGATATGGTGTGGACGGCGGACGAATCGGACATAGATGATCCGGTGAAGCCGTTCACTCCTTTCGCGTACTTGCATGAGTTTCATCGAGCAGTTGAGGACCACGACACTACTATAGTAGTGAAGGGTCGTCAGATGTTTTTCACTTGGGCAGTAGCTGCGAGGTTTGTTTACAACTTGTTGTTCAAGCCTTATAGCAGGTCAGTGTTCATGTCACAGCGTGAGAGTCAGGTAGAGGATGTGATTGCTAAGCGGATGGTGTTCATCTTGAGCCAATTAGATGACCGGTTTCCCTGGCCTGATTTCAGTAAGAAGTCGATTAAGCGGATGAGTATTGATCATCCTGATAGTGAGGTTCGCTCTTTAATAGTAGGTACCCCAAGTGGTGAGGATCAGGCTCGTGGTATGACGGGTACTGAGTTATGGTTTGATGAGTTTGGCTTTCTAGAGAACCAGGATCTGATCTTGAAGACGGCGCGTCCTTTGATTAAGAAGGGTAAGACTAAGATGATCATTACATCTACCCCTAACCCTGACACTCATTACGAGGATTTAGTTAAGAGTGTAGAGGACGGGACTCACAAGGAGCACATGGAGGGTGTGTGGAGTCATGAGAATCAGAACGGTGACTACGTGTTATCGGTTCGTTATGATGCACATCCAGACCAGAGAACAGAGGAGTGGGCAGAGGCTAAGCGTCGTGAGGTAGGTGAGCTTGCGTGGCGGATTGAGTATTGTTTGGAGTGGACATTACCGAAGGGTAAGCCGGTATTCCCGGAGTTTCAGTTTGACACTTACTGTTTACCTTATGAGAAGCATCGCACTCCAGATAGGGCAAACCCTATTGGTTTAGGCTTCGACTTTGGTGGTCATTTCCCTAGTATGGTTGCTCACGAGAAGGATTCATTGGGTAGGTGCGTAGTACATTTAGCTATCCTTGGCGAGGATGTTGACTTGGATTCGTTCTTAGTAGACATTGTCAACCCTGCATTGGCGGAGAAGTTCCCTGGTGTCACGAACTTTAACATCTCTTGTGACCCAGCTGGTGAGGCTATTAGTGGTCAGGGGGTTGGTGCCCCTGCAAAGGACGTGTTGGAGAATCACTTCCAGTTGCCAGTGAGTTGTCAGCGAACAAACCCGGGTGACAGGGCAAGGGTGATTAAGATCTTGATGAACAAGATGAAGGGTGGTACACCTGGTATCTTGATAGCTCCTGACTTGGGTCATTACTATAGGGTAGACGGTACGGTAATTAAGGGGGTAATGGTAGAGGGCTTTAAGCATGGGTACGTTTATGCTAAGAAGCGAGGGACTAAGGCGAACACATATCACTTAGACCCATATAAGGACGGACTATATGATCATTTATTTGATGCGTGGGGCTATCGTTTTATTTATGATTTCCCTGCTTTGCTCGAGATGGTTAGCTACACGGAGCGGAAGGCAGGTAGAGTTAAGAAGAAGAAGAGTCGCAAGCGACATTTTCGACGCTGATATAGACATTGAATACACGGCGTGTTAATCTATTTTTAGGAGAACATTAACAATGGCATCAATTACTAAGAAAAATTCAATCCCTTATGACTTTACTACTGACGGTCAAGCGGGTTTAACAGCTACCTCTGGTGGCATTAAGTCAGTTGGACTAAGCGGCGAATTAATCGCAACAGGTCTGGACACAGCTAACAAGACGCCAGCTATCAGTCATGGTGGTGACGTACTTGAGCTAGGTCTTAGAGGCAAGTGGTACTATGACTTTGCTACTGACGGTGGAGCAATTGGCGACGTAACCCTACGTGGTCCTAAGCTTCCTTTGGGCGCAGTTGTTACAGGTGGTTACATCTATAATACAACCGCTATGACTTCCGGTGGCTCGGCTACTGTAGCGATCAACATCCCTACAGATGACGCAGCTGGTATCAAAGCGGCAACGGCTTATGGTACTATCGGCGCAGCAGGTCCTGTGGCGATCATCCAAACTGGCGCAGCAGCAAACATCTCTGAGATCACAACTGACGAGAGAGATATTACTATTACAATCGCAACAGCAGCTTTAACTGCTGGAGCATTTGTTCTAGTTCTTAACTACGATATCGTGAAAGCAGATACGACTAGTTAATTAGTCCCCCCGACATGAGGGTCGCTACGGTGGCCCTCACCCTTTTTTATGGCAGACATCACAACAACATTATTGAACGCTGTCGATCCCAGTACCACTGGGACCTTTTACAGTTCACCGGTCTTTGACACTAAGGACTATCGAGACTTTGCTTTTGTGCTTTCTATGCCTTCACAGTCCGGTACTTCCTCGGACTTGCTTGACGTTTGGATCGAGCAGAGTAGCGAGAAGGCGTTCACGAACGCACATAAGACAACGACCTTGACTTTAACCGCAGCGGACGGGACAACCGCAACACAGTTCACGCAGGTGGCAGGTAACCTTACCCTACCTAGTGACACCCATACATCTACGAATCTACGCCAGGTCTTGTACTTCCCCGAGGTAAACATTGGGCGTTATATCCGAGTGAAGTATACAGTGGCAGGAACAGCAACTAACCTCACAGATATAACACTTGATGTATTATGTAATAGGAAGGTTTAATGGCTAAACAAGCACTTGATATCAATAATTTAGACGAGAAACAAAAGGACTTGTTCGACTCGTTCATAGTGGGTATAACAGAGAAGGCGTTTATCAGGGAGCAGTTTGATTACAGACGCTGGCAAATGGACTGTGCTTTAAAGCAGGAGTTCTTAGACGATGAGCTTTACAGGGGTAGTTATAGAGACTACGGTCTTAACGACGGCACGGTTGAGAGCTTGACAGGTGCTGAGTTAGATCAACTTGAGAGTCCTAACAAGGCTGATGAGTTCAGTGGTTTGTATATGCCTATGATGGTTAAGGCGTTCCGCACTTACGTGACTCACATGTCTAACCTATCGTTCCCATCCAATGGTGACTGGTTGGATCTTCAGCGTGGGTTTAGCGAATACTTTTACAACACTGGCTTGGAGAAGTTCTTACCGTTCGTCAATGACGCATGGGTAGACATTATCAAGACAGAGAACCAGAGGTTCAACTTCAAGGATCGTTATAAGACGAACATGGCAGAGAGCATCAGCTATGGTAATAGTGTCCTAGGTCATTTCTATAACAACTCTGATCATGTGGTGGAGCCGTTCGTGCCAGGTGTTGGGCGATGTGGCTTGTACCCTATCACCGATGACTGGCGCAAGAGCAATCTTGTTCAGTATCATGACGTGAACTACCAAGATCTGGCGAACAGACCAGACCTAGATCAAGAGGTTATCAAGGCTATTAAGCCTCAGACAGCTGGTGAGGCATCTGATTACTCTCAAGCCCTTGGCAGTACTAGAGTTAAGGAGCACCAGGAGAACAACGTACCTTTCGGCAGGGTTAGAGTTCACGAACTCTTCTGCCCTTCTATATATATTCAAGATGGAGAGAACTCGTTCACAGCTAAGAACGTGTACTTGACTTGCTTGATCAAGCCTTTTATTGATGACAACAACATGGAGAGACAGAGAGTCTATGTACTTAAGGCGACTGAGAACGTTAGCCCTTATGAGCACGGTCTACTATTTGGTTCCTTTGGTACGAACATGCCAGGTGTGTTCTATCAACAAGGTCCATTGATGCCATTCTTATCGCACCAATACACAGCTAACCAGATGCTTAGTGGTATCTGCAGAACAGGAGCTATGCTTGGTGACCCACCTAAGAACTTGATGGACGGAGCTAGTGCTCTGCTTGACGAGTATGAGGTTGACATGCCTGACTTTGAGCCTGGTGCTTTATATAAGCACAAGGTTGAATCACTCTTTGGGCCTGGCATGATCGCAGGTATGAACGCATCCCTTGATGTGTTGCAGTATCTAGACAAGACATTTGAAGAGGGTGTTGGTTATAGCAAGGGTCAGTCAGGGTCTATGCACCAGGGGCGTAAGACGGCGACTGAGATCAAGGAGAGTTACAGTGGCGCACAGATGAATATCGTTGAGGCGGCTGGCAACTATGATGAGAAGTTCCTTAGACCAAGTACGTCAACTCGAATCAATACGACACAGTTAATTTTAAGAGAGCAAGTCACTATGGCGGCGGAGTCTCTAATGGGTACAAGTGAACAGCCACTTGACCAAGACCAGTCCCTAGAGCAGGTTCTAGCTCAGAATCCATTGTTCCAAAGACTACTTAATTACTCTGGTATCCAAGGTCATTACGATCAGTTCTATAAGAAGGTTCAACAGGAGAGACTTGAGGATATGCGTATCCTTCAAGAGGTTCAATCTATGGCAGCACAGATAGAGCAGCTTTATAACTTTGCTGATAGTGAGATTGACATCACGCCTGACGAAGAGGCTATCGAGATGATGGCGATGAGAATGTTCCCGCCTGCTCCTGGAGCAGAGGGCGAGGAGCCTAAAGAGTTTGAGTTCACTGATTATAAGATGGAGATGGCTTATCAAACTTATATCCAGGAAGAGGAAGGGCGCAGAGCTCAGG